GCTGAGCTCACTGCTAAAGCCATCGCCGACTCACAGGCAAAAGCATTGGCCGAAAAAGCCGCTGCTGAGAAAACAGAAGCCGAATTAGATGCACGCGTTAAAGCCGCTGTTGCCTCTATCTCTACTGGTGACACAGGTGCTGAGCGCTTGATGGCCGAAGTTGAGAAGCGTTTAGCTACTGCTGAAGAGTCAAGCAAATCAGTTATCGCTGGTTTAGAAGCTGCTTTGAAAGAAAAAGCTTCCGAAATCGAAGCAATCACAAAATCAAAAATGTCTTTCCAAGACAGTAAAGACGTTTTGTCTTACGCTGACAAAGAGAAAGCAATTATGTTGGCTAAGATGGCTGGCAAATCAATTGACGGCACAAAATTTGGTCGTGACTTAGTACAAAAATACGGTGCACACCAGCCTTCAGGTACAACTGGTACTTGGGAAACTGAAGTTTCATTAAACATGGAAAATGAAGTTCGTCGTCGCTTAGTTGTTGCTCCTATTTTCCGCAACATCGCTATGCAAACCAATGTCATGACCATGCCAGTGAATCCAGAAGCAGGTACTGCTACTTGGGTTACTAACGCTGAGTTTGGTAACGTTGCTGCTACTCCTGGTACAACAACTATTGGCGCTTCTGCTGGTAACACTGCTACTCACGCCTTTAAAGAAATCACTTTGAATGCTTATAAACTTGCCACAAACGAGTATACAGCATACGAAGAAGAAGAAGATTCTTTGATCGCTTTGATGCCTATGATTCGTGACGGTATGATCCGTCGTGTTGCTCGCGCTGTTGACAAGGCTTTCTTGTTAGGTGCTGGTTCCGGTTCTGACCCTGTCAAGGGATTAGCAAACTGGGCTACTAACACAACTGCTACCGGTAACACCACTGCTGCTGGTTTGAATGTTGCTAAGTTGCGCACATTGCGTCAAGGTTTGGGTGCTTGGGGTCTCGATCCATCAGAAGTAATCTATATCGTTAATACCGATGTTTATTACCAATTGCTGGAAGATACAACCTTCCAAACAATGAACCAAGTTGGTACACAAGCTACACTGTTAACCGGTCAAATCGGTCAAATCGGTGGAAGCCCCGTGTTGGTCTCTGCAGAGTTCGCTTCCCCAGGTACTGGTGTTGCAGGCGCTATTGCATTGCACCCAGGCAACTTTATCGTTGGTAACCAGCGCGGTCTCCGCATTGATACCCAAGAATTAGTTGAAACACAGCGTCGCGTTATGGTGGCTAGCCTCCGTACCGGTATGACACGTGTTACCACTAACTTAGGTAACGCTGTTACAGCACACAAATATACAGCAACCTGATTTGCTAGTGTAATTGTTAACAAGACCCTTCGGGGTCTTGTTTTATAAAGGTATTCAGTGCCTTTATAAAACAAGCGAGGTAATTATGGCAACTGATTTAGTAACAAAATCTGAGTACAAAAATTACATGGGAATTACTAGCGTTAATTCAGACTCAGAAATTGATTTTTTAATCCCTAAGGTCAGTGACCTAGTGAAATCATATTGCCGTCGTACTTTTATCGATTACTACAGTGATGTAAAAATTGAATTCTTTGAGGGTGGATTTAAAGAAATCTTATTAAAAGAAACTCCCATTGTAAATGTATTATCAGTAGCCTATAGCGAAGACTATGGCAAAACATACACAAATTTAGTAAAATTCACAGACTGGGCTCCACGAGGTGATGCAGTAGTTTCTGTTAATCCAAAAGGATTCCCTGAATTACTTAACGGATATAGAGTAAATTATTTTGGCGGCTATGATGTTGTACCAGGAGATTTAAAACTAGCGGTACTAGATTTAATAGAGTACTACTCGAGAAATAATGGTTCGGTCCACAGTAGCCGAGACCTAAATCCTAATACTACACAAATTAATTATGTTAGCTCAACTAACCTACCGGCTCCAATCAAGCGTGTACTAGACCAATATGTGGCGGATTTTACATGAGTATATCCGAGTTTAGTACAGTAATGAAGGCAAGAGCTTCTTTAAAAAATCTAAATGATACTACAGAAACTCTTGCATCTTGGACAGATGCTTTACAAAATAGTTTAACTGTTCCTACAGACATATCTAAGGAAAAAGCAAAGTTAGGCGTAACATCTTCATTGATGATACAGGATACTGTAAATCCGAACGATCCAAAAGCGCGCGGTATTTCCAACTTTAGAAATAGAGCAATGGCTTTAAGCCATAATGAAACAGTAGTTACTGAAGAAGGCTTGCGCAGACACTGGAAATTTTACAACTTAAAAATGCCCGTAATTACAGAGACTGGTGTTACTAAAGGTAGAGGCAAGTATGATAATACACCTTTATTAAAAGCATACATAACATGGTACAATAAAAATTATAAAAAACGTAATAAAAGTACTTTAGAATTATTTTCTAATACTGGAACTACGGATAATGTAGAAGAAGCTACCGGAGTAAAGTATTCAGACACTTACACAAACACAGCTAGTGTTATGAAACAGTTTTTAAAAGCTTGTGGGTTAAGTGCAGAAGAGCTTAAAAAGTATTCTGAAAATTTTGAAGTAGGTCATGTAGAATCTCAGGCATTTATAAGATTAAAATCTACATACCAAGCAGGTGAGTTTTATAACGGTAATTTCATTGAAAAAATGATTAAACTACACGAAATGCTAGATTTAGCTTCTAGTAGTTTATTACCAGAGTACGAAGCTTTAACAGCTTCAGTATTAAAAGGTACAGAAAATAGAGGCAATCTTTTTGTAGCTGTAGAAATGCAGTTAAAAGGGCAAGACGAGCGAAAGAGTAAAAGTAAATATGCAGGTATAGGCAATGTTAATACTAATCAAGGTTCTGGAGCATTGTCAAGAGCTTTAGGATTTGTAGCAATTTTAAGAGATATAGGTAGTAAAGATAACTTAGTAGATCCTAAAGATAAAATGGCTGTTAGGCATATAGGCCAAGAAGCTGTAGTAGTTGCTGATAAGCTTAACCAAATTTATAAAAATTATAAAGCTAATATATCTGAAGTTAGAAAAGCTTTATACAGTAGTTTTCCCGATAACAAAAAAGAAATCGCAGCTTTCTTGTTAGACTTAAAAAGTTCTAAGTCACTAAGAAGTCATATAAAAGAGGTTCAATTAGCAGCCCTGCGTAAAACAACAGTTAAGCCTTTTATTGCAAAAATTAATCCAACACCTATAAAATCTTTTAACTCTACTGTTGCCCAAGGCAAGAAGTTAGAAAAAGATATAGAAACAGCGGGTAGAAAAATAAAAAGTAGTTTATCTAAACTAAAAGCCGTAAAAACTAAAAAACCTGCCGCTGTAGGCCCCGCTTTAATGTTAACTGCTGATCCCGAGCAATCTCAGGTTAATTTACCCCAATTGTTACTTTCAATAAATTCACAGTTACACGGGCAAATCAGAGATAATATGGGTGATGGAGACAGTAACGATTTGCTTAATTATAGAACAGGAAGATTTGCTAGTTCTGCTACAGTAACTAGACTAAGTGAAAGTAGGCAAGGAATGATAACTGCATTTTATAGTTATATGAAGTATCCATACGCAACATTTAGCTCTGGCCCCCCAGTTGGGCGTCAGTCTTATCCAAAAAGCAGAGATCCTAAGCTACTAATCTCTACATCGATTAGACAAATTGCACAACAAACAGTAGGCAATAGATTAAGGGCAGTAGCCTTATGACAAAAAGAATAAGTATTATAACAGCTTTAGCTGAAAAATTTAAAATAATAAACGGAACCGGCAGCTTTAAAAGTGATTTGTCTGATAATAGCTACCCTAAATTAAAATTTTGGGACGAAGTTCAAGACTTTCCTTGTGTATACAGTACAGCCGGTTCTGAAATAAGAGAATATCTACCAGGAGATTTTACTTGGGGACACTTAAACGTTAGTGTAAAAGTTTATGTTCGTAGCGAAAGCGAATCGCAACAATTACTTGAAGACTTACTAGACGACTTAGAAAATGTAATAGATGCTAACCGAGTATTAGTATATGACATTACTAATAATCTGTCAACTACTGAAATATTAATTCAGTCAATAACAACCGATGAAGGACTATTAACTCCTTATGGTGTCGGTGAGATAAATTTACAGGTGCGTTATGCACTCTAATTACCTAATAGTACCAATACAGATAAATGTCTAGTAAGTGTACTCCTGGGTTACTAACTACAAGGAATAGCTATGGCAGCAGTTAATTTAATTCGTAATAGTAGAGTCTTCTTTACTACTAACATCGACAGTTTTGGTCGTGTAAAAATTGGTGACTACAAAGATGCTCAAAGCGTCATGTCTGCATCTAATACTTTTGAAATTCAAGTGCTGGAAGGCATGAGCTTTTCACAAAATACTACTGTAGATACAGTTACACTAAATGAAGCAGGGGCAGCCCCTGTTCGTGGTCAGCGCAGTTTTAACACTGCACTAGAGCCAGTAGACTTTACTTTCTCTACATATATTCGCCCACATAACAATGGTAGTTTAATTACTGCCGAAGAGCAGTACTTATGGAATGCTTTTGGTGGTGCAGCTAACCTTGGTGCCGTTGGTGCCGCTTGGACCTCTGCAGCATCTACTGGTACAGTAGGATTTACTAATTCTAATAAACATCAATTACTGCCTTTTGGCTTAATTATATTATTTGACAATGCAGGTTACGTTATTGATAACTGCGCTTTAGATTCTGCTACTATTGATTTTGGTATTGATGCTATTGCAACAATAGCATGGGCCGGTAAAGGTTCCGCAATTCGCGTGGTAGATGGTGCCGCAGCAAATACAGCAACTCCAGTTGCGTTCTCAAACGTTGGATCAGCAACTAACTTTACAGGCACTAACACTGCCACTGCCAAAAATACTGCAGCTCGTTTTATTACTAACAAGTTAAGTACTTTAGTTGTTAATGACGGTATCAATGATTTTATTGCCACTACTCCCGGATCCGTAACGACTGTTACAGTCGGTACTGCTGGTTCTGGTTATACCTCTGTACCTACAGTAACTTTTGCTGCAGCACCTTCTGGTGGTACAACAGCTACTGGTACTGCAACACTATCTGGCGGCGCTGTAACAGCAGCAGCAGTATCTGCCCCTGGTTCTGGATATACAGCTGCAACAGTAACATTCTCTGCTCCTCAGGTTGCTGGTGGTGTAACTGCACTAGGTACCGCAACAGTTTCTGGTGGCGGTGTAACAGCTATTGTAGTTACAACAGCTGGTACTGGATACACTTCTGCTCCAACAGCCACTATTGCTGGTGATGGTACTGGCGCTACTGCAGGTGCAGTTACTATAGGTACTTCTACTATTACAGGTATTACAGTTACTAACGCAGGTGGGGGTTATCTTGTTGCACCAGCAATTACAATTACTGGTGGTGGTGGTTCAGCAGCAGCAGCTACTGCTACACTTGCAACTAATGTTGGTTTTGTGTATACTATTGCTTTAACTGGTGGAAACATTACTTTTGCTAATAACTTAACATATTTGACACCTGCTAACTTAGGTACAGTTAACTTACCTATTACGTACTTCACAGGTACACGCGCTATTAGTGGCACTATCAAT